ATATAGATATTATACCATCTTAGTTGACTAAAATCAGTCTTGGAATTGCTTAGCTATTTTTAATAGAACTAAATATCCAATTAAATCATCAATATCGTTATCTCCTGGATATTCAGTACCCTTCATTAATCTATTTAATTTATCATCAATACGGACATGGAGTTGCTCTCTTGGTCCCGCCTTCGAAAATATACGCACAGGGTCAAGCGCTGAATTGCCATAGGCAATATTCTTTTTAACCAGCATGTGTGCAATCTCGTGGCAGGTTTCAAGAATTTCTTTTCCAGCTTCTGTACCAACTGTTAATAAATAAAGATCCTCACATTTAAATGTTTTTGAATCTGGAAATACTGGCTCTAACATATCCGCTCCTATTGAACTTGTGATTCATATCTTGAATCTATACTGAGTGGGTTCTCAATATAAGGAGGAAAGGTGTAGACATTAAATATACCTCTATGACCTTTCCTAAAAATAAACCAATCTGTGGGGTGGTCAAACCCTGTATCCTCTACGTATTTGCATAGTTTATTTGCTCCACGTTTTGAGATTACATAACATAGAGTAGACCAATCTTGATATCCCTTGGCTATATAATAGCTAATTCTTTGAGATTCGTCAAACCTTGGATATTGATTTGGATCTATATATATACTAAATACATCATAGTTATCTGGAAGCATGCTCATTGCCGTTTGATACTTTTGATTAAAGCTATTATCTATTAAAATATCATCTTCAAATATAATTAATTCATTTAGATTACTTTCTTTTAGATACTTCCAGGCTAAATAATGACTGCCAAAATTACCAACTTCGCCTAATTTAAATCCATCCCAAGCAAATTTAAATTCTGGATTTTCTATTTTAAATTTTTCTAGTTCACCGTCTTTTTTAGCATTTAAGCATGGAATAGATATTTTATTTCCATTTAAAACTTTATCTAAATTTTCTCTGTTACTTAATCTAGTATCATCTATATGTATGACGTGGTAATTTATTGGATATTCATCTTTTAGTATTTTTGGTGCAAAATTATAAAAAGAATCTACTGATAAACAGTCTGATCTATGCTGCATTCTTCCATATATTTTGTCATGGAGCTGTTTAATTTTTTCTGAATCTATTTGATTTGCGTCACAAAATTTATAAAATGTGTCTAAAATTATTTTTAATTCTTTAGAAGCTTTATCATGATTATAACTGCTTCCAGCAGGATGTGTAAGGATGCTGTGATTATCTCTCAAAACAAGTTTATTGCTATATATTGAATACGCACACCATATCATATCCATTCCCCAGCCGCTTGTTAATTGAGTTATATCAGTTTCGTTTGATAAAAAGTCAAAGTATTTCTCAAGCACATCTACTACATCTCTATGTAAAATTACTGCTATTCCATCAGTTTGAATAGATATTAACATCTGTTGGTCAAAATCAATATGGGTTATTTTAGAAGAACCTTCGTGCCAAGGCTCGCTTGTCAGATGAGGGGCATACGCAT